ATTTGGGTTGTGAGAAAGTCAAACTAGAAAGGGGACATGCGGTCACTTATGAAACTGGAACATCTCACTGTGTAAATGTTGTTGGAGGTGGTGAAAGAGTTGTTGCTGTTTTCTGGACACACTCAAGTATCGCCGACAGAGTTGTGAGAGAAATATGCTATAAGCTCACTCGCGCAGCGTCTTTTATGGGGGAAGAATATCCTGAGAGTGTGGAAGAATCTAAAGATAACCCATCATTTCTTCTTCATAGTGCCTTGGCTGATCTTCAAAGGCATTGTAGACGATAGAGAAACCGACCACTGCCTCCTTATGGGGGCTTTTTTAATGGTTATACTTAGTGCATCAACAGGGAAACCATGATTAATCTCGAAGTCAAAGGCACACTCGCCAAGCTCCTTGCTACTGAGGACCTCATCGTTGAGCACAAGAGTGTGGAGACTGCGTTCTTTAACGTCAAGAGCCGTGTGTTGACCCTTCCCATCTGGGAGAAAGCTAGTAGTGATATATATGATTTGCTTATTGCCCACGAGGTTGGGCACGCCCTTTACACCCCCAATGAAGACTGGACCGAGCGCCTGAACTGCCCTAAGGTCTATCTCAATGTTACTGAGGATGCTCGCATCGAGAACCTCATGAAGCGTCGCTTTGGTGGTCTCCCCAAGACTTTCTACATTGGCTATAAGCAGCTGTTTGAAGATGATTTCTTCGAGCTAGGTGATCGTGACATCAATGAGATGGGAGCAGCTGACCGTGCCAACCTCTACTTCAAGGTAGGTGGTTTTCTCAATATCAAGTTCTCTCCCGAAGAGCAGGTTGTCATTGACCAGATTGCTGCAGCTGAAACCTTTGATGATGCCATTGCAGCGGCAGATGCCCTCTATGCATTGTGCCAGAAGCAGAAAGAAGATTCTCCCGAGAAAGCTCCTGAGCACCTAGACGAAGAAGACCACCCCCAAGAGAACCAGAACAACGAGCAGGGTGAGGATGGTGAAGAGAGTCCAGAAGAGCCCCAGGAGCCTCAGGAAGAGGGTCAGGGAGAACCCCAGGAGAGTCAGGCTGATGGTGAGCAAGAAGAGCTTGAGGGCGAAGATAAGCCCCTTCCAGAGAATGCTGGTGGTGAGCGTGGTGCTGAGGATAAGCTTGAGACTGTTGATGGTCTAGAGCAGAAGCTCAAGGACTTAGCAGTGAAGGGTATGCTCAATGAGCCCAACTACTTAGAGTATCCCAAGGTTGACCTTGATAAAGTTGTTGTTTCTTCTCAGGAAATCAGTGACCATGTTCGTGGTATCTGGTCACGCCATATGGAAGGCATAAGCGAAGCACGTAGTAAAGATGCAGCCCTAAACTGGTACCAGTCTGCACTACAAACTCACTTTGATAATTACGCTCAGTTTAAGCGTGAGATCCAGAGTGAAGTCAACTATATGGTCAAAGAGTTTGAGTGTAAGAAGTCTGCTACTGCCTATGCTCGCGCCACTACCAGCCGCACTGGTGTTCTAGACTGCACCAAGCTACATACCTACAAGTACAACGAGGACCTCTTTAAGAAGGTCACTAACCTCCCTGAGGGTAAGAATCACGGTCTCGTGTTCATTCTTGACTGGTCGGGCTCTATGTGCCACATCCTTAAGGACACCGTGAAGCAGCTGCTCAGCTTGGTTATGTTCTGCGATAAAGTAAACATCCCCTTTGATGTGTATGCGTTCACTAATGAGTGGAATGATTATGACTACGATGAGCGGAAAAAAGTAACTGAGGGTGGCAAGTTCTTCATCAGCTCTCACTTCACTCTATTAAACTTCCTCACTAGCCGCGTATCTCGCAAGGACCTTCATCGTGATATGGAGATGTTGTTCTCCTTGGCATCTATGTTTGATGGCTACAACCATGGATTTGTGCCTGCCAAGGTCAGCCTCTCTGGCACCCCCCTCAACGAGAGCTTAATGTGTCTCCATCAGATTCTCCCTGAGTTCCAGAAACGTGCTAACGTTGAGAAGGCTCACTGCATGATTCTCACTGATGGTGAGAGCCTAGGCACCATGTACACCAAGGAAGTTACCTATCAGGGTGAGACTAGCTACGTTACTTCTCGTGTTGACAGCTCCTCTTACGAGAGAAAGTTCTATATCCGCAACCGCAAGACAGGAACCATCCGCAAGGTAGGTACCAATCTCACTACAAGTCTTTTAGATGACTTGCGTGAGACTTTCCCCAATAGCAGCTTCACTGGCTTCCGTGTCATGGAGCGCTCTGCCAGCTGGTATGTTCGTCAGGCATCCAACTACAATGAGAAGAAACTTGCCGAGTGGAAGAAAGAGAAGCAGATTGCTCTAGAGGGATTTGGATACACCAAGTACTACCTAGTCTCTTGTACTAACCTTTCAGCAGATACTGAGTTTGATGTTGATGATGATGCGAGCAAAGCTAAGATTAAGTCAGCCTTTGCCAAGTCTCTCAAGTCCAAGAAGAACAACAAAAAGATTCTTGGTGACTTTGTTGGACTGATTGCCTGACCACTTACGCAACTGTCCACGGGGCTCCTACGATCCCCTTTTTCATTGTTATACTATGTTCATCAAAGCAAGCCAACCAATGCCACGCAAAGCAGCCATGACCACAGAACAAATGCTTACCGAGCTCCGCTCCCTCTATGGTGCTGAAATCTCTAGCGCTGACGTTCGTGCCTTCTGTGCCCAGAAGAGCCTCTCTTACCCAACCATTACCCGTCGTCTCGAAGAGTACAAGACTGGTCGTGGTAAGTGGAACCTAGAACTTTCTCAAGCCAAGGAGCAGCTTGAGCGTGCCGTAGAAGCCCCTGCCGCTATGCCTGCCGTAGAGATCAACCTTGTTCCTGCTAAGGATGACAACTTTGTTGCCTTTGGCAACTTCACTGACGTGAAGAAAATCATTAAGTCCAAGATGTTCTACCCAACCTTTATTACCGGACTCTCCGGTAATGGCAAGACTTTTGGGGTTGAGCAGGCTTGCGCTCAGCTTGGTAGGGAGCTTATTCGTATAAATATTACTATTGAGACAGATGAAGATGATTTGATCGGTGGCTTCCGCCTAGTTAATGGGGAAACTGCTTGGCATAATGGTCCTGTTGTGGAAGCTATGAAGAGAGGAGCCGTGTTGCTCCTAGATGAGATTGACCTTGCTTCTAACAAAATCCTTTGCCTCCAATCAATTCTAGAAGGAAAGGGTCTGTTCTTAAAGAAGACGGGTCAGTATATCCAACCTGCATCTGGTTTTAATGTTATTGCTACAGCGAATACAAAAGGTAAAGGGTCCGATGACGGTCGCTTCATTGGTACGAACGTCCTCAACGAAGCATTTCTAGAGCGCTTCCCCATCACCTTTGAGCAGGAATATCCTTCTACAGCAATTGAAATCAAGATGCTTCGTAAGTATGCCGAGAGCCTTGGTATTGATGATTCTGCTTTCTGCAAGCACCTCTGCGACTGGAGTGACATTATTCGTAAAACTTTCTATGATGGTGGCGTTGATGAGGTTATCTCAACTCGTCGTCTAGTTCATATTATCCGCGCTTATAGTATCTTTGGCGATAAGTCCAAGGCTGTGACTATCTGCCTCAATCGATTCGATGATGAAACTAAGCAAGCTTTCATGAGCTTGTACGATAAAATCGATGGTGATTTCACCCAACCAACTGAGGAAGCGTCCACACCAGATGCTTTACAGTGACTAGGTTTATGCTATAATAGTCCCGTTGATAACGATTCCTATGAACGCTTGGTCGATGTTATATGATCTGCTTAACGAAGAGGGACCAACCGATGCCCCTCGGGAAGTAGTGATTACTCCTGATGAAAATGCCACCAGCCAGACAGAGATCTGGAAATACGATGAAGGCAAAATCCTCAAGGAGATTGAGAGCTACCTCTTGTCCACCTACAACGGTCATTATGTAGGTGATGAGCAACAGATCCAAACTTTGGATCTTATTGATTCAATCGGTGATGCAGAAGCTTTCTGCCGCTCGAATGCAATTAAATACCTTTCCCGATTTGGAAAGAAAGATGGCAAGAATCGCAAGGACATCCTCAAGGTTATCCACTATGCTATTCTTCTTTATCACTTTGCTGACCTCCCCTTTACCGAGGAAGCAAAAGAAACTCATAGCCCATTAGGCTATTAATGTGCTATACTGCACGCAAGCTTCCTCAAACATCATCCAACAATTATTATGAAACTATCTGACGCAACTATTTCAATCCTCAAGAACTTCAGCTCCATCAACCAGAGCATCATTGTTGCTGAA